CACCTTTCCCGATTCCACGATAGAAAAGTAGTCAAAGGGATGAACTTCTGTCTTTGAATCGAGGGTGCTTACGTCCTCGTCGTTGTTGCAAAGAGATCTCCGCAAGACCCCTGGTCCCGCAAGTTTCAGGGGAATGCGTACGCGATACCCTCGCCACACCGCTTGGAATCTCCTCACACACAGGAGAGCTCCTGGAAACTGAGAGATCCACATGCGGGTATGGCGAGTCTTTAGATGTCGCCTGCAGCATGCAAACCCTGGGACGGAGCGTATGCCACACCGTTCCCACGACTGCTGATTTTTACATGCAAAACACTGCATCCCACTTATCTATTACTTTCAATGATGGTTTAAATACACGGGACTAAAACTGATAATGAAAGTCGGTATCCTGATCCCATCCACCACGCGAGGACGGAACTGGTTCTTTGCTGAGAGTTCGTATCTCTATGAAACCCTGCAATCGATCAAGGCCACTGCCGATCCAGAGTTTGAGTATGTAGTCTATGTCGGGTATGATACCTACGACATCTTCTACCAAAAGCCCCGTAACCAGAATGCGTTTCTTCACGTAGGGCTTACCATTGTATTTGTGCCGTTTGCAGATATTCAGCTGGGTCATCTTACGAAGCGCTGGAACGTCCTGGCCCAGCAAGCATACGAGGATGGATGCGACTACCTGTACCAATGTGGTGACGACATTCAGTTTGACACCCCAGGATGGGTAGGCGAGTCGGTGCGGACACTCCAGGCTCAGGAGAATATCGGAGTGACGGGACCAGCGAATACCAACGGCAATACATCGATCCTGACCCAGACATTTGTTCATCGGACGCACCTGGATATCTTTGGGTTCTACTTCCCCGAAGAGATCATCAACTGGCACTGCGACAACTGGATCAATGGAGTGTATGGGGGTGCCATTCGCCTTCCTCCGCAATTCACCTGCAAGAATGCGGGTGGAAGTGAGCGATACGATATCGTGAATGACTCGGTTCTTTGTATGTCTTTGATTTCAAAGTATCAGAACGTTTTAAAACAATTCCGTGCGACAAAAACGGATCGCCCTCCAGCCAAGGATACCTAACAGCACAACCCAACACATACAACATGGCAGCACCCGCAGTCGTTAGCGTCTCTAAGATCTCCGCATCCGATATTCAGTTCGCTGAGCCCAGGATCAACAAGCAGGGAGGCAAGTCAATCGCATTCAAGTACCGTAGCCAGAATGTCCAGTTCCGTTTCCCTCTCCTCGGCTTCCCTGGCGGGGTGCTGATGAAGGAGAACGAGAACAAGGATGGGAGTACCTCAACCTCTTACACGATGTCGGCTTCGCTCCAGGGCTGCGACCCGTACGGTCGCGACGCTGCGACGGGCAGCGACGAGGTGTCCAAGTCCTACAACTTCCTGCGCGACTTCCAGGAGTCGGTCATCCAGGCCGCGGTCGCAAACTCGGCGGCATGGTTCGGCAAGAAGCGTGGCGAGGAGTCGATCCGCGACTCGTTCAACAAGTTCCTGAGCGTCTCGGTCGATAAGACCAACGACGGCTGGGTCCCGAACGGCAAGTATCCGCCGTCGCTCCGCTTCAAGCTGCCCGTCTATGACGGCAAGGTCAGCATGGACGTGATCGACTCGGAGGACAACACGATTGCTCTGGCGCCGACGGAGCTCCAGGGCGCTCTGCCGAAGGGCAGCCAGGCGAAGATCATCGCCCAGGGCAGCATCTACATCATCGGTCAGGGCTTCGGCCTGACGTGGCGTCCGTCCATGATGCAGGTGTTCAAGCGCCAGCGCAAGACGGCGCGCGAGTACTTCAAGGAGGATCAGGAGGACGGCGAGGAGGTCGTTGAGGTTCCTACGGGCGGTGCCAAGGCTGCGTTTGCCGAGGAGGAGGCTGAGGAGGAGACGGTCGAGGAGTCTGAGGCTCCCGCACCTGCGCCTACGCCGACGGCCTCGCTGCCAGTCGTAGAGGCGCCGTCGTCATCCGCCAAGAAGCCCGCGGTGCGTCGCAAGGTCGCGTAAGCACGCGTATCGGACGGCGGAACATAGATAACGCCATCATCATCTACAAAAATTGTTGAGAAGATATCGAACTTCGGTATCTTTTTCACTTGCGTGCATCCTGGATGACCTCTGCCTCCACACCGAACGCAGAGATGATCGGCGGACGTATATTTTTTCGTTATATCAGCGGGCGTGACAATCGTCAGCGACGTCCTGGCCTTGATATTGCCCACCATATCCCAGCCGTTTTTCATGCAGTCTTCGTAGGCAGCTTCGGACATGATGTTCCACAGGGTCTTGTCCGCACTGGTCCAGTCTTCTTGTAGAAGGGTCGCCCATACATTGTCCCTGAACCAGTAGCATACGTAATCCTCTTCAGAGGTGTGCTCGACGAGTCCTACGCGCTTGTAGTCATCGTAGAGCCAATACACCTGCAGCTCGCTGGTAGAGAAGGTAGGATCCAGGTTGCCACGAAATACGGAACGACCATCGTATTCATATTCAGAGGCATCGGAGCCCAGATCAAATTCGGTAATATCTTCATCAACGGGGTATAGAGTTCCACTCACTGAAAGCATTACTGAGTAGAAACAAGATATGCGGTCAAATAACCCGCGCCCACTTCCAGGAGCTTCACAGCCGTGTGTTCCAGCGAGTTTCCAGGTCGTATTTCACCTTGGAATCCAAAGAAGCGAACCCCCATGACATATTGTAGTGCGTGGTAGCCTACAATAGGAACCAGTAGAATAGGGTAGAAATAGGCTAGAGCACCCGATAGCACGTGAAGAATCACGTAGATCGGATCCTTGTACCAGATCTTCATCATTATGTAAAGCTCACAACAATCTTGACGTCGTGTTTCTTCAGCGACTTGGTGGCAGAATGCGACAACTCGTGGCGCTTTTTGCGAGTGTGCTCCGCGTCCTTTTTCGCATCTCCAGTTGTTGTCATGCGCGTCTCCATATCCGCGTGGATATCGTCACGATGAGTGAAGAGATAATCGATAATGCCGTCCTCGATTGCCCAGGCGAAGAAGTTCAGCTGACCGACGGTGGTGGAGATCCCGCGGAAGTCTAGGCGCTGCCACCTGCAGAAGGGATCGAACATCTTCTTGCTGTACGCCTTTAGGTGGGACTTATACGCCAGATACACAATGACGTGGCGATCGTTGTGCATGTAGGATACGTTGTTCTTCTTGGCATAGTTGGTGACGAACCAGTCCAGGATACGTAGCGAGACGTTGGACTTGCCACCGAGAATAGTCTGTAGGAGTTCCGTGCGTTCGGGAGTATAGAAGGATTCAAGACGGTGAAGGACCCAACCCTCCTGCGTAGAGATCTCGGTTGTAGTTGTCATTATCTAAATGGCCTACCTTTTCTGTAAGGGCTTTCGTGGTAAAACGGACTAACTTTAACGGAACATGTCCTAGATAATAATGGAAGTATTTGAGCTCCCTCTGGATGCCTGTACGCACCTCACACACCGAATCAAGAAAATCTGTCGGGATCGTGGATATCACTATGCGAACTATAAAGCACAGGTACATCGACTTCTGGCAACCGACCTGGGTAAGGTGTGGGCCCGCCGACGTTCGATTTACCGCGTTCTACGAGACTACGGCAAGGCCGATCAGCGGACGGATGCCTGGCACGCCAAGCGATCTGAAATGATTACGGCGTCAGAGGTGACCAAAGCGTTTTCTGCTGCGACTCCATCTGGCAAGCGCGAACTGCTCCTGCGCAAGTTGGAAGGACCCAAGACTGAGGGCGGAGGTCCTATCGGTGCATGTCTGTGGGGCACCCAGTTTGAGCCGCTCGCGAAGAAGATCTACGGGGATATGCAGGGTGGAGCCGAGATCGTGGATACATCCTGTGTTCAGCATCCTGTCTATGGGTTTCTGGGCGCATCACCCGACGGGATTGTCCTGACCAAGGATCCTCTGGATTACCGCTGGGGAAAGCTCGTGGAGTTCAAGTGTCCCATCAGCCGTCCCTTCACTCAGAATAGTCCTATCCCCGACGCATACTATCACCAGATGCAGATGCAGATGGAGTGCTGCAATGTGGATGAGTGCGATTATGTAGAGATGCAGTTTAAGACCGTTCCAAAGGCGGTGTGGAACGAGTCCGAGTCGCCTTACAAGGGTATCATGGCAGTGTATGACAACGGGACGATTGAGCACATGGAGGACGACGCAGACTTCGTAAGCTGGAAGAGTTCTCTTACAGGCGACGAGTTCAGGGTGATGTTCTGGATTCTCAACAATATCCGCATTGAGAATGTCCCGCGCGATCCCCTGTGGATGAAGACGCACCTAGACGAACTCAAAGCCTTCTGGGCAATCGTGGAAGAGTGCAGGAAGGATCCTACCAAAATAGACCAGTATGCCCCTCCCACTGCCCCACGCGATGCCCCGTCGCAGACCCCCGAGGTGGCTGGTGAGCATCTGGTGCCCGCAGATGGTTCGTCTGCTGCGCGTACGACGACCCTGCGCTTGCAGTTGTCCGATTATACTGAGACCGATCAATGAACTCGGGAACTCCAAAGTGCTCTGTTCCACCTGACGCAAACAGAACGCCAGCGACCACAAGGGCGGCAATTGCGACCATCAAGATGCTGCTGTTTTTCATATTATTTAAAACGGATGAAAAGAAAGATAGATAAGAATAACATCATACACAATGGAGACGCTCAAACTCATGCTGTCTCAGCGCGGTGTCCCCGTAACCAATGTAGAGACGCTTTCAGTGGAGTTTCCAGGAACCGTCACCAAGATTGGCGATGTCATCGTCTTCAAGA